GGCAATGAACATCACGCCGTCATAGCCCTGCATGTCCAGGACATCAGTGACGAGTTCGGTCTGCGCTGCGGCGGCGGCAGCTTCCACCACCGTAACTTTGATTGCTTTGGAGAGATTCATGGTTTTTCCTTGAATGTTGGGTTTTGAAGCGGGCCGGCGCTCAGGCCGGCCCATCCGATCAGGTCGAGAACTTCAGGAACTTGACGGCCTCGAAGTTCACCGCACCCCCGCCAGTGCGCTTCGTGCTGTAAAACACGACATACGGTTTCGCGGTGAAGGGGTCGCGCAGCGTGCGGATGCCCATGCGGTCCACGATGGTGTAGGCCTCGGCAATGTCACCGAAGGCCAGCGACAGTGAGCCGGTGGCGATGGCGGGGACGTACTGGTCCACGCGCGCCGGGTAGCCCAGCAGGCGGTCGGGCTGGCCCATCTGCAGGCTGGGCTCCCACAGGTAGCGGTCGCTGGTGGCTTCCTTCATCTTGCGGATGGCGGTGCGCACTTCGCGGCGCATCAGCCAGCTGGCGCGCTGCAGGTACTGGTCCTTGAAGGCGCCCAGCAGGTCCTGCAGCGGGTCTGCCTTGGTGGTGTGGAATGCGCCGTTGGCGCCGGTCACAACGTGCTCAAACTGGCCCCACGAGCGCGAGTCGTCCCCCGTGGCCGCCGTGGTGTATGCAAACAGGCCGCGTGGCTGGCCCACGCCCGTGCCCGTGGTGAAGGCGGTGCCTTCAACACGCGCGAACTTGTCAGCCACCTTGCCAGCCAGCCACGATTCCACATTGACCGCGGCGTCGTCCAGGATCTTCTGGCTGGCCTTGGGCATGGCGTACATTTCGTGCGCCTGGATTTCGTACTTGCCGATCTGCGGCGTGTTCGTATCGGAGCGGGTGCCGAGTTCAGAAACCCAGCCGGCGTCGGCTTCGTTGTTGTCCACGATGCCTTCCAGCTTGTCGGTGCTGATAGCCTGCACGGTAGCCAGCTGGCGCATCGTGGATTGCTCGTACAGCTTGGACACCATGCGGCCCACGGTCGAGGGCGGCAGCAGGTAGCCGCCGTCCGGGTCCGAGCCTGCAGACATGGCCTTGCGCTCGTCGCTTGACAGGTTGTCCAAGGGCGTGCCGGTCATGACCTTGAAGAAGGCGTTTTTGTACTCGGTGTAAGCCTTGGCGTCCACTTCGGTGGGCGCCGGCTTGCCCTTGGCCTGGAAGTCTGCGCGCAGCATCAGGTTGAACTGCTTGACTTCGGCGTCCAGATCGGCTGCGGCCTTGATTTCGCCGTCAGTCTGCGGGCGGTTGGCCTTCTTCTGCAAGTCTTCAACGGCGGTCTTGATCTCGTCAAACTGGTCGCACGCCTTGGACAGCGTTTCGACCTTGGCGGTGAGATCGCCCACGGCCTTGCCGTCAGCTTTGGCGGCGGCCAGCTCGGTGACGGTCTTCTGCAGCTCGTCGTAAGCCTTCTTCCGCTCTTCGAGCATGGTTGCGATGTCTTTGATTTCCATGATGGTTTTCCTTTCGGGAATGAAAAAGCCGCCTCAAGGGCGGCTGTTGGTTCGGGGGACTTGGAACGGTGGACTAGATGGCTGGGCAGCCTTTCAGGACTGCAGCCAGTTCGGCCAGGGACATGTCGCCTTCCCCGGAATCACTCCGGCTGATGACGCTTTTGACGCGAGAGACCAGGGCGGTGCTCTCGCTCTTCGACAGGCCACAAACATCACGCAGGTGGCGCTCGATTTCGGACAGGCTGTCAAGCTCTTCAATGGCTTTGACGGCCGAGACGCGGGATGCGTCATTCATGGGGAAGGTGACAAGCGAAAGCTCCACCAGGTCCAGCTTTTTCAGGGAGCGCACGCCGGTCACGCGGTCGTAGCTGTCGTCCCGGCTGCGGTAGCCGATGGACATGCCCGACAGGGCGCCCATCTTCATGAGTTCGTAGGCTTCAGCGCCGCGAGCGGTCTTCAGCGCCAGCTGGCCCTTGACCTTCAAGCCCACGGCGTCCTCTTCCATGCTGGTGTAAACGCCGATGGGCTCGGCCTGACGGTGCTGCCAGAGCATGGCGGGCAGGCGGCCGGCTGCTTTCTGTGCGGCCAGCGTCTCAGCAAAGGCACCAGGGACAACGATGTCGCCGCCCTTGTCGGTGATATTGAAAATGGAGCCGTACCCTTCAAAGGTGCCGGTGTCGCCGCTGGCCTTCAGTTCACACTGAAAATCGAGGGTCTTTGTGGTCATGGTCTTTCCTTTCAGGCCGCAACGGGCGCGGGGACACTGCCAGCGCGCGGCGGCAGTTTGGCGGCCTCACCGCCCATCGGGTTGAGTTCGTCCAGGGCGCGCACTTCGTCCTGCGTCATCCAGGCCGGCGATCCGCCCGAGCCCAGCGCGCGCGCGAAGTATTCGCCCTGATCCTTGAGCGCGCCGCGCAGCAGGCCAGCGGCAATGAACTTGAAGTAGTAGCCCTGCGCGCGCTCGGCGGAGGTCAGCAGGTTGATGTCGGCCGATTGCTCAATTCGTGCGTACCACGGCCCCAGGCTGTCCACCACATGTTGGATGGCGAACTGCTCCGCACTGGCGTAGGTTGCCGCCTTGTCGGTGAAGCCCACTTTCGACGGGAGCACACCCATAAATCGGCAGATTTCAGCGCCTTGAAAGTTGCGCGTCTCCAAGTGCTGGGCATCCAGTCCGGTCATGGCCGAACTCAGCCACTTTGCGCCACGATCCAGAATCATCGGGGCGCCTGCGTTGTCCGCGCCGGCCATTTCGGCCAAGATCCACTTCTTGAGGTCTGCGTATTGCTGCGGGCTCAGGTTGCCGTCCACAGAATACGTCCCGGACGGGCGCACGCCCTTCGCGTGCAGCTTGGAGTGCGATTCCTCGGTGGCGATGCTCAGACCGATGGCCTCGCGCGCCATCTGCAGAATGTCCAGCCCCGCAAACCCGTGCCAGCTGGGGCCTCGGACGTGCCAGATGGTCTTCGAGTCGAACAGCACGACCTTTCCGTCCTTCAAGGTGTACTTGTACACCGGGGCCTCAAACTCGTTCGGATGCTGGACCTCCATGCGGCCCGGGTCCAGGATGATCATTTCAGCGACCTTGCCGCCGATCACCAGGCTTTTCCAGACGTAGGCATTACCCAGGCCGGCATGAATCACCAGCTGTTCGCGGAATTCAAAGCTGGTTTGCCAGTCATTCGGCTTCGTGGCCACCAGGTCATAGTGCCGGTGCTCGCGGGCCGGCGAGATGTTCTTCAGGCCGTTGACGGTCGTTTCCCGGAACAGTTTGAACGGCACCTGTGCGCAGCCCTGCGACAGCACGCGCAGGCAGGCAAACATGGTGGCCACCTTGAGCGCGTTTTCCAGGTTGATCGTCGGCCCGGCCTTGGAAGAGCGGCCCGCCCTCAAAAGTTCAGCCCAGACCGCAAGCGGGTCTGAGGCTTTTCGGCCCCAGCGGAAGCGGTCAAAAATGCTCATGCGGTGGTTTCCCAAAATGACTTTTCGGTCACGGCTGCGGTTGTGACAAGGCCAGCGGCCATTACGGCTGCAACTGCGAGGTCAATCCGGCCCACGGCCTTTTCTTTGCTTAACTTGCGGTTCTCAGCCGCGTCCTGCTCGATCACTGAATTGCCGATGCAGTAAGTGAGAACCTTGTGGCCGGGGTGGACAAGTTCCCCGTTTAGCAGCATTCGCTCAAACTGCTCAACCGCCGGGCTCATGTCTTTATAGCCCTGCCCAAATGGGCGCATCGTCGGTAGCGTGATCCCGTCATCGCTCGCCAGAGACAAGAGGTCTTCAATGCGCCAGCGGTCGTAGGCGACTTCCATCACCTCGAAAAAGTCGCACAGTCCAGACAACCGCTGAAGAATCACGCGCTTGCTGATCGCGCGACCTGGCGTGGTATCAAGCAACCCTTCGGCTCTCCATTGAACCCAAGGAACCCGGTCACTGTCGGCCTTGCGCTGCAAATCGACTTCGGGCAACCATGCATAGGGAACAATTTTCCAGGGCTCACCCTCTGCAACTGGCTCCACCAGGAAAACCAAGCCGGTCAGGTCGGTCGTGCTGGAAAGGTCAAGACCGGCCACCGCGCGTCGGCCTCGCAGGCTTTCTATGTCGTATTCGCGCTCAGCGCCCTTCCATACCTCATGACTGATCCACGGCGATTCGGCATCGGTCCACTGGCAGAAATTCAGCCTACGGACAATCGCCTCCTTGGAAGGCATGCCCTTTGCCTCGACTACCTGCTCCCGGATGTACTTCACGCCTGGGAGGTCGGCGTCCTGTAGCGAAGGATTCGCCTTCGGCCAGCACGTTTCGTCGGCAAACGGGTCATCGCTTTCGTCTAGCCCGCAGACAAAAGGGAAAAACGCGTCGTCAACCCCCTCGCCCGCCGCAACCTTCGCGCCGTATTCGTGATACGACCAGCACGGCCCCATGCGGCTGTGCCCGGCGTTGGTGATCATGAAAATCAGCGCCTGGCGCCGACTCTTGGTGCCGGCGCGCATCATTTCGACGACGGTGTTTGTCTTGTGCTCGTGCAACTCGTCAATCAGGCCGATGTGCGGGCGCGGGCCTGATTGCCCATCGTCACTACTGATAGGCCGGAAAAACGCGCCCTGGGCCATGTAGGCAAGGTTCCAGCACCTTTCCCCGGTGCCGCTCTTCGTCAGGCGCTTGTTCAGCTCTGGCGATTGATCCACCATCGCAACGGCGTCACGGAACAGGATCATGGCTTGATCCTTTTTCGTGGCGGCGCTGTAGATTTCCGCGCGTGGCTCGCT